TGCGCGATGGGCTCGCCCATCGTGCCAATGTCCGAGAGGTCTGCGAGTGCAGTCGCGCCGCCTGAGATCGTCGTCGGTGTCCACTTGGACGTTGACGAGTTCCAAGCGTACACCTGTCCATTCGTCGGCGCGGTCTCACTGAGCGCGCGCCCGCGGAACCATCCCGCGTTTCCGAGCGATGAGGTTGTCGGGTCGGGCGCCCATGTGCCCGCGGCGATGTCTTCCGCGCGCGCAGAGACCTCGACAAAAGCGTTGCGCGCAGCGAGCCACGATCCTTCCGAGTAGGCAACGTCATAGACCGTCGTCGCGCCCGCGTAGGGCAGCTTCAGTCGCGTCCACGCGGTTGCGTCATTCGACTGCCAGAGGTACGGCGCCTCTACCGTCGCGGCCATCCACACGGAGTCCGCGAACGTGATGGACTTGATCCTCTCGACGGAGGGCGATGACGTAACCGCCGTCCATGAATCGCCGTCATCATCGGTCGTGTAGAAATCAGCCGCGGCGCCGAGGTTTTCGACCCACGCGAGGACAGTGCCGTTCGGCCCGAGTGTGAAGCGCCAGTCCGCGGCGCCGGGAGGCATCGCGCTGAGTGCCGTCCACGTTGCGGCCGCCGCACTGCCACCGCTCGCGCGATAGACCTCGCCCTGGTTCGTGACCGCGAGAAAGGCGGTCCCTGTCCACACGAGGTCGCGGAACGTGCCCGTGACCGCCGTGCCCAACGTGGCGGCGCTCCATGACGTGGGCGATGCGTTCGGGGTCGCGAGGATCGTGTCGCGCGCGACCGCAGCCCAGTATGCGGAGCCGTCGTATGCGACCGCGCGGACACCCTTCGTGCCACCGGGAAGCGTGGCGCTAGTCCAGTTGCCTGTACCGCTCAGGACGGCACTGTTCGCGGCCGTGGTAAGCAGTACGCCCGCGGAAGCATGGTCAACGCAGATCCAGAATCGCTCACTGCCACTCGGGCCGCAGAAGAACGCGCGCCAGAACGTACCGCTTGCGGTGAAGTTCGTGCGCCGTGTCCATGACGTTGCGTTGCCCGCGCGCACGGAGGTGAAGACACAGTTTCCGCCGCCATCTACCGCCGCGATGACGTTGCGCTTGACGAGGGACGTGCCTTCCGTCGTCGCGCTGTCCACCGCGAGTGACACGGAGGTGAGTTCGCTGGTGTCATAGGGCAGAGTATCCGACTGCCACTTGGCGAGCGACGGGCCGCGAAGGAAGTCACACCACGCGGAGTGGTAGTGAAACATCCAGTTGAAGTACTGCGCGGGAGGGCGCTGGTTCGTGTTCCAGCCGTTGAGTTGCTCGCTCTCCGGGGGTTCCGTGAGTCGCGAGCCCGCGGCGTCGTACGCCCATCGCGGCATTCGCTGAGGTCTGCGTGCCATGTCTCTTACGCCTCCAGAATCCCGACGAGTCGCCCGCCCGTGGTTGCGCCAGTGTCCGACAGTCCGCGGCTTGAGTCCGTCACGGTCTCACTCGTTTCTGAGAATCGAAAATGCCCCGATGCATCGCCGCGCGGATCGACGAGAAGCAGCCGCACGCCCGCGGCCTTCGCGCGTGCAATGATGCTCAATGCCAGCGTAGGACCCATCGCGATTGTTCGTTCTGGGTCGATGACAACCGACGCGATGGAGTATTCATGGATCTCAAAATCCACATCTTTGAATACGATGTCCGCGATGCGCCAGAGGTCGGACACCGTGCCTGACGACGCGATTGCGATGGCCGCGCCCTGGAGAACGATGCGATAGTTACTGTCCGACAGTGATCCGCGCGGCACACCCAGGAGGTCGCCGAACTGGTCAAGCTGTGCGTCCGTCGCGGTGGCGAGTGAGAGCGTGTAGACGGAGTAAGCTGCCGTTTCGAGGTCTTGAACTTGTTGCAGGAGCGCGGCGAGAAGCGCCTCAATCCGCGGCTGTCCCGCGAACTGCCGCGCGAGGAGCGAGACGCCATCGGTTACAACGGTGGTGATCGCAGGGACGGACGTGACGCGGGAGGGCTCAGCGCTACTCACGGCGTCACCGCGTTCGCCACGACATCCACCCGCGCGGTATCGAACGCCGCGATCTCATCTTGCGCAATCGAGAGGTTCTGATCGACGCGCGATGCACCGCCCGCACGACCGATCAACACCTCGGTCACATCGACCACGCCCGCGACCGCGAGGACAAGTCGAACGATCGCGCTCTGGCGCACATTATCGCCCGCGCTGAGCTCGTCACCGAGCGATGCCACGGCGGTCTTCACCGCGTCATCGCCCGCGTACGAGCTGTCTTTCTCGACCGTGACCTTGACGTAGACGTTGACGGACGCGGGGCGGTCAAAGAGCACCGTGTGCGAGTCACCACCGTCATCGGTCACAGTCACGGACGTTGCGCCGTGCGTCGCGATGCCCGCCGCGATGGCTGCGAAGAGCGCGTCACCCACCGCCTGATCCGTGCCGCCCGTGACGACCGCTCTCACGCTGTGCGCGGGCAGTCCCGTCACGAGGTCTTCGTGATCGGTATCGTTCTCGTAGACGTTGACCTGTTGAACGTCCGTCACCGCGAGAAGCGCAGCGCGGATCGCGTCCAGTGGCGACGATCCTCCCGCACGAATCACGCGGTTGCGGCGCACGCGGAGGGCGGTATCGCTTTCGAGGTCACGACCGGGCGTGGCATCGGCCGCGTTCGTGACGCTCACCCAACCGGCGACAGGGACCGCGATCTCGGTGATCGTGCCGGTGTTGGCGAGGATGGCGCCTGCGATCTCGGCCTGAGCGTTGACGGTGTAGTTCGCGGCGACACCATCCGTGTTCGTGACATCGACGGTTGTCACCCATCGGTTGCTAGGCTGTCCCGCAACCCTCGCGATGGAGCCCGCGGGCAAGGTCACGCCCGCGTTGAGCCGCACCGTCAACGTGACCGTGCCCTTCGTTGCGGGGAGCCTTACCACGCTCGTGAGGGCGCAGAGATTGTCCAGAGCGGCAGAGGTCGCACCGTTCGGGCTGCGGGCGTTGTAGACGGCTTCCAGCGTCTCCCATCCGGTCGCGAGTTGACCCGCGAAGATGCCGATGAGTTGGCCGAGCACGCTCTCCGCGCTCGTGTCCGTGTCAGTTCCGTACGCGGGCGACGCGCGGAGCGTGTCTTCGATCTCGCTCTTGATGACCGCGAGTGTCTTGCGACTGAACCCCGTCGTGGTGAGACCGTAGGACACGTCAGGATGCTCCGGGCGTTGTGATCGTGGTCGTAGACAGCACGCTCCCCGGCGCGCTCAGCGACACGATGAAGTCTTCGATGGTCACGACATCGCCGTCCGCGCTGCGCGCGGTGAAGCTGAGCGTCGCGCGGCGCGTGCTTGCGTTGACCGCGAAACTGAACCGCTCGACGGCTGCGACGCCCGGACAGGTCGCGATGACACGCCTGAGCAGCGCCTCTACCGCGCCCTTAGGCTGCTTGCCCATCACGTCGGTGTAGTACGGGACGCCCACGCGGGTGTCGAGGAACCATTCGCCCTGCGAGATCCTGAGCCTTACGCGGAGTTTCTGTGCGAGCGCTTCCGCTCCGCGCGCGGTGAGACGCAAGCCCCGCGACGCGAGGTCAAGGTCACCGCTAGAGTTGAGAGCGAGGTCGCGCACGATGTGGCGCTAGACTGCGCGGGCGCGCGTAGAGAGCGCCAGAGTGCGACCGTGCCAGCGTATACACTGGCAGGGGTAGGGGTGTCGGTGGACGGTGCGTAACGTGCAGAATATCGGCCCTTTGCACTGTCCGACAGAATTGTCAGACAGTTACTTGACGGGGCATGTAACCGTGTGCAATACGTAACGTTACCGAAAGGGAAAGGTTTTAGATGCACAAGCTCAGCGAGAGACACAAGGGCGAGTCACCGAAGATCACGCTCCGCATGGATCCGGGGATGCTTCGCGCGGTGGACAAGGAGGCGCGCGGACTCAAAGGGGATCGCAGCGCGGCGATTCGCTCGCTCATCGAACGCGCGACCGGGGCGGGCATCACCGCGGCAGTCGGCGGAGCGATCGTCGCTCAGGAGGAGTTGCGCGAACTCAAGGCGCGGCTGGAGAAGGTCGAAAGCGAGCGGGATGAAGCCATCGCGCAACGCAAGGCGGCGGATCACGGCGCGAAGCGAACGATGGAAGCGTGGGCAGAGGCGCGGAAGGAACTCGACGCCGC